GTAACTGGAAAGGTTATAGTTGGTTCTGGTGTTACTATTGATCAAAACAATATTGATGCTGGTCATGTAACTGGTATTGTAACTGCTAAAACATTTGTTGGTGATCTATCAGATGCAGTCACAGCTAGATGGGTTGTAGGTGCAAATGCATCTAATCATTACACACTTACAGGTCCTGGTGGATTAAATAATGCAGATGATCCAACCATTTACCTTGCAAGAGGACAAACATATGAATTTGATAATCAGTCTGGTGGTAATCACCCATTCCAGATTAGACAATCATCTGGAGGATCAGCATATACTACAGGTGTTACCTATGCTCCAGAGCATTCATCAGGAAGTAATAGCACATCAACTGGAATTATCAGATTTGAAGTTCCATTTGCAGCACCAAACACTTTAGTGTATCAATGCACTAGTCATGGTTCTATGGTAGGGAACATTGTGATCTATCCTTCAATATAAACTCTATAAATAAAAAGAAAACTTAAAAATGGCAGCGATAATAACTGATCAACTGAGAATAGTGAATGCGAGTAACTTTGTTGCTGGTGTGCAATCCAGTGCAAATTCATATTATGCTTTTATTGGTTTGCCTAATGCTACAAATTATTTGTCTACTTGGGATTCAGATCCTCCTGCACCAAAAGATTCTTTCAGTCAGTCTGATGACTACTATGACACTATGTTAGCAGTGAAAAGAATCAACTCTGCTGATATAAGTCAAGTTGTTAGAAAGTTAAGATGGCAGTCTGGTGTAACATATGATATGTGGAGAAATGATATTACAAGAGATAACCCATCTCAACCATCTGGTGCTTTTGATATTTACTCTGCAAACTACTATATAATCAACTCAGATTATAGAGTTTATCTTTGCTTGTTTAATAATGCTAATCCTGAAAATAATAATCAAGGTGGTCCTTCATTAGATGAACCAACATTCACAGATTTAGAACCAAGAGCTGCTGGTAGTAGTGGTGATGGATACATTTGGAAGTATCTTTATACAGTTAGACCAAGTGAAGCAATAAAATTTGATTCAACTGATTATATACCTGTTCCTGATGATTGGTTTACCAGTGCCACATATTCTCCTATGAGAGAAAATGCAGATGCTAGTGGTCAACTTAAAATTTGCACCATTACAAATAGAGGAGTTGGTCTTGGAACTGCTAACATAACATATACTAATGTCCCTATTATGGGAGATGGACAAGGTGGTAAAGCAACCATTGTGGTTAATAATGATTCTAAGGTTGAAACAGTAACAGTTTCAGATGGTGGATCTGGATATACTTTTGGTAGTGTTGACTTAGCAGCAGGTGGAGTTCCTTTGGGAAGCACAACACCTACATTTAATGTAATTATTCCTCCACCTGGTGGACATGGAAAAGATATTTACTTAGAATTAGGTGCATTAAATGCTTT